GCATGACCTCGGCGATGCCCTTGGCGAACTCGGGGTCGCCGTGGCCGTCGGGCACCGGCAGCTCGTAGGCCTCGGGCTTCTCGGGGCGGCCGAGTCGCGCATAGACGTCGCTCCAGCCCGGGTCGTCGGGCTTCTCCGGCAGCTTGAGCACGCGCTCCTTGGGGGCGCCGATCAGCCGCTCGAGATTGCGGTAACCGTCGACGACGCTTGCCGGGTCTTTCCAGCCTTTCGTCTGGGCAAAGCCCTTGAGCTCGGCGTCGGGGATCGAGTCGAACCAGCTCCCGCCCGTGCCGCCATTGTCTCCGGCGCCGGGCGCCGGGTTGCCCGCACCTGCGGACCCGTTCTCAGTGGTCATGGTGTCACCTCACGTTGTGCTGGATTAGGCCAGCGCCTTGCCCTCGGACGCCAGCCAGGCGCCCACGGCGGAACGGTACGCGGCCTCGCGGGTCTCGCCGCGGCCGTTGAACTTGAGCTTGCCGACGCGGATCTCGCAGAGATCGCCGGTGTAGTCAGCGCCGAGGATCTGCAGCTCGGCGACGGCCAGCGTGACGGCCTCGCCATCGGGCAGAACCGGGGCCGGCTCCGAGACGTGCGGCGGCAGGCCTGGGCCTTCGCCCTCGGCGGCCGGCGGGTCGACGAAGTCCTCGGGCTTGGGCTCCGGCACGTCGAGCGTGACGCCACCCTCACGCGCGGCCAGCTCCTCGTCGATCGCCTTCACGACCGTGATGCGGGTCTTGCCCGCGGTCTCAGCGTCGCGCAGCGCGACCAGCGACTCGGTCGACAGGTTCGGCAGCTCGGCCGCGATCTCGCGCACCGTCAGGTCCAGCAGGTTGGTGTCGCTCATTCTCGGAACTCCTCGATCTCGAACAACTGATTGATGGGCAGGCGCAACATGCGCCAAACCCGGACGAACACCTCGCGGCGCCCTTCGCGCTGCATGGTGGCGGGAACGTCGGTCGACCGGCTCACCGGCGACACGACCGTCGTGCCCTCGGTGGCGGCGCAGAACTTGGCCAGGTCAGCCATGACGACCTTGGCGGCCGGCGTGAGCTGGCCCTTGTCGTCGAGGAAGCACTGCCGGTAGGCGGTGTTTTTGCGGAACAGCGCGGCGAGCTTGGGGTGCATGCGTCAGCCCAGCGGCAGCGGCGCGGGGTTGTTGCGCGCGACAGCCTGCGCCTCGGCCAGCGTCTTGGCCGTGGTGGCGGCGATCGGCGCGGCCTGCAGGACCTCGCCAAGCTGCTGCTGCTCGGCACGGCCGTCGCGGATGGCCTGCACGCGCTTGGGCGAGCGCATGACCTTCGACGGCACGCCGTTGACCTCGGCCATGATGCGGGCGCCCTGCTCCGAGTCGAACACGTCCACGATGGTCGGGTCGAGCTGCGCCAGCGGGCCCAAGGCCTCGAGCGTGCGCAGGATGCCGACGCCGTCCTCGGACTTCTGCAGGCGGTTGAGCGGCGACTCGTAGGCAATCTCGATAAGCCCGCCGGCCTCGAGCAGCTGCTCGGGCATTGGCGGGAGCTGGCCAGCGGCGGCGAGGATGTCGAGCTCGCGCTCGATGCACGGGCCGATCATCTCGGACTGCGCGCGGCCCATGGTCGGGGCGAGCAGCTGGCCCTTCTCCTGGGCGCGGAGCATCGCCTCGGTGGCCGTCATTTGCGGCGTCTCGACGAGGATCTGGAACAGCGTCACGAGGAACGCGTCGTTGATGACGGTGCGGCACTGGGCCAGCATCTCCTCGCCGATGTCGACGCGGCCGATGCCCTGCAGCGCCGTGACCAGCGGGTTGCCGTTGGCGTCGACGCCGCCGTAGTTGAGCGAGCCGGCGCGCAGGTCGAAGGCGCGCAACAGCCCATCCTCAGGCAGCAGCAGCGGCGGGTCGACCGCTTTCTGGGCCGCGCGCAGGATCGACTTGCGCATCTCGTTGAGCATCTTGATCTCGGGCAGCACGAGCATGCCCGGGCCGCGGCCGTAGACCTCGCGCGGCGTGGTCGAGTAGCGGCCGATGCAGTATGGCATCGAGCGGTAGCCCGACGTCTCGAGGATTGAGCGCGTCTCCTGCAGCACGTAGTAGGAGGCGAACTTCCGGCCGCGGTAGTCCGAGCGGCGCGAGTCGAACTCCTCGTTCGGCTTGACGCAGTGGATCACCTCGGTGCGCGCCTCGGGCGACTTCTCGAGCATCGCGCGCAGCTTGGGCGGCATGGCCTCGACGCCGAAGCGCTGGGCGATCTGCCGGAGCGTCGGGCGCTGGCGCCGGTGCACCTTGTCGATGCGGCCCGACATGTCGTCGGCGAAGAACAGCTCCGACAGGTGGATCGCGCGGTAGACCAGCGAGCGGCCGAGCGAGTCGTCGACGAAGATGCCGCCAGTGCCGTAGGCGCCGATCGACCAGTAGGACTCGTGCACCTGCGACGCGAAGTTGGCCGACGGCGCATAGCGCGCGGCGAACAGCACGTCGGTCGCCTCGTCACACCAGGCTTTCACGTCTTGGTCGTCGGCGAGCTCCGGCGTGGCCACGGTGAGCTTGTGCCAGCGCTGCGTGCGCGGCGTAATCATGGACTCCATGGCCGCGGCGAAGCGGTCACAGGCCAGCGGCGCGGTCACGTCGAAGATCCGATCCGTCGACTTGGTGCCCTGCGTGTCCGTCTGGTTCTGGAAGTACCGGCCCTTGTAGCTGACCCGCTCCTCGATCTCGCGCCAGTGGCCCTCGAACACGGCGCGGTCGCTCTCCATTCCGGAGTGCTGGCGCAGGATCTCGTCGGCGCGGGAGTCGGACATTAGGGGTTCTCGCTGAATCGGGTGCCGGCGGCGAAGGCGCAGAGCAGCGCGCCGATGGGGGCGTCGACCAGCAACAGGCCGATCGCAGCGCTGCCCAGGAACAGCGGCAGCCAGTAGGCCTCGAAGAACTCGATGGCGCTGCGCATCACTGCCCCGTCAGCTGCTTGGTGGCGACCTGCGGGGCCATTCCACCGCCCTGCATGCGGCCGGCGTAGACGGTGGCCAGTCGGCCGCGGCGGCGGCGCAGCTTGTCGGCCTCCTCGCTCGAGCGCACGGCATCGTCGACGGTCGGCGGCGGCGGGGCCGCTTCAACCTTTGGGGCCTTGGGACGCATGAAACCCATGGGGGCGTGCTCCGAGTATTTGGTGCGGATGCTGCCACGCCGCTGCGCGCGGCGCAACAGTCAATCCATGATGGCCCGGGCCGGCATGCCGGCGGCGCCACGCTCGCGGAAAGGCTTACGCCCGCGGGCGAGGTAGCGGATGCCGTCGGCGAAGTCCGAGGCCCAGTCGTGCAAAGGCTTGTCGCGGAACCGCTGCAGCTTCTCGTCCCACTCGCGGCGGTACTGCCGGAGCGCGTCGAGCCCGCGGCCCATGCGCTGCCGGGCCTCGTCGGGCGTTTCGCCGGGCAGCGGGATCGGGTCGGTGTTGAACTCGACCAGCGGCAGCAGCTGGCGCACGGCTTGGATGCCCATGTCGACCGTCGGGTCACGGTCCAGCACGCGGATCGGCCGCCAGCCCAGGCTATCGGCCTGCTTGACCAGCGTCGTGCCGTTGACGTCGCGGATGTTGCCGGCGTCGCCGTCGTGCGGCCAGATGTGGTCGGCGTAGGTGTAGGGCCGCTCGCGCACGTGCTTGGCGTACCAGTCGATGCCGACGCCCGAGCCGGGGATGCAGTCGATGATGCGGATGCGGCCGTTCGGCAGCTGCTGGTAGAACCAGACGACCGTCGAGTCGCCGAACCCCAGGTCGGACGCGGTGCCGACGGGGAGGTTGGGCAGGTGCGGGAACTGCCCGATGCGCCCCTCGCGCTCGGCGCGCGTCATGAGCTCGCCGTAGTAGGCGCCCGGGATCGCCGCATCGAAGTCGCAGCGGTACTCCTGCGCGATGATGGCGTTCGCCTCGGTGTCGCCGCGCTCGGCGGCCAGCTCCCGGCGCTCGCGCTCGATGGTCGCCGCCGGGATCGCCTGCGTGTCCTCGACGGTGAGCACCTGCCCGAACCAATCCGTGTCTCGGCGCGCGTACTCGACCAGCCGGGCGAAGTGATTGCGCCCGCGCGGCGTCGAGATGAACAGGGCCCAGCCGCCGTTCTCGGCAAGGATCGGGCGCAGGAAGGCCCAGGCGCCCGGGTCGGCGAGCGCGTACTCGGAGAACACCACGCCGACGGGCGGCGAGCCGACCAGCGAGTCGTAGTTGTCCGAGCCGACGACCTGCCACGTTGACCCGTTCTTGAACCGGATGAACATGTCCTGCTCGCGCGTCGTCTCGCGGAGCTCGACCGGGAACGCCTCGTCGATGCGCCGGCGGCCGGTGTGCGGGTTGACCGCGTCCCAGATCGCCTTACGCGACTGGTTCGCCTGCGGGAGCATGTGCCAGTAGCCGCCGACCCGGGTCATGGCCGAGACCGCGGCCCAGTGCAGGCAGATGTCGTCCTTGCCAGCGCGGCGATGCCAGGCCAGCGCGAGGCGCTTGACCCCGCGCTCGAGGGCGCCCCAGGCCGGCAGCTGGTAGTGCCGAGGCCGCCAGCCGTTCGCCGGCAGCTGGATGACGTTAGCCGCCGGCATCGGTCAGCTTGACGACGTGCACCGTGAGCGGAGCCTTGGCGTCGCCGGCGAGCTCGA